CATGGTATGAATCACTTCTACCGTATGTGGCATGATGCAGAAAGAGGTAAGAATGAATATTGCCATACAGATGTTCATTGGTCGGAAGTTCCTGGAAGAGATGAAAAATGGCGAAAACAAACCATTGCTAATACTTCAGAGCAGCAATTTAAGGTTGAATTTGAATGTGAATTTTTAGGATCAGTTGATACTCTTATTGCTCCTAGTAAGTTACGTACATTAGTATATGAAAATCCTAAAACTAGAAGTGCGGGATTGGATGTTTATGAAGAACCTGAAAAAGGTCATGATTATATTTGTACGGTAGACGTTGCTCGTGGAGTAGTTAAAGATTATTCTGCATTTGTGATGATTGATATTACTACGTTCCCCCATAAGGTTGTTGCCAAATATAGGAATAATGAAATTAAACCAATGTTATTTCCTAATATAATCTATGAGATATGTAATAAGTATAATAGGGCTTTTATTCTTTGTGAAGTTAATGATGTAGGAGATCAAGTCGCATCTATTCTTAATTACGATTTAGAATATGAGAACCTTCTTATGGCATCAATGAGAGGACGTGCTGGACAAGTTGTTGGGCAAGGATTCTCTGGTAAGAAGACTCAATTGGGAGTCAAGATGTCTAAGACAGTTAAAAAAGTTGGAGCACTAAATCTTAAGACTATAATTGAATCGGATAAACTTGTATTCAATGATTATGAAATATTAAGTGAGCTAACTACTTTTATTCAAAAAAGTAATTCTTTTGAGGCAGAAGAGGGATGTAATGATGACCTTGCAATGTGCTTAGTCATTTATGCATGGTTAGTCCAATCTGATTATTTTAAGGAACTTACGGATCAGGATGTAAGAAAAAGATTATATGAAGAACAGAAAAATCAAATAGAACAGGATATGGCACCTTTTGGATTCATGTCAGATGGGTTAGAGGATGAAAGTTTTACAGATGATGATGGAGATACTTGGTTTAAAGCAGATGAATATGGCGATAAATCCTATATGTGGGAATATAGGTGATATGTAAACATCCAAAACAATAAATATTCCTAGAGAAACTGAGACTCGGAGAACAAAAACATGGCGACTCCTCAATTATCTCCCGGAGTACTGGTACGGGAAGTTGATTTAACAGTCGGGAGAGCCGATAACGTATTAGATAACATTGGTGCTATTGCAGGTCCATTTTCAATTGGACCAGTTGAAGAAGCGACTAACATCGTAACTGAGCAACAACTTATTAATACATTTGGCAAACCAATTTCAACAGATGCTCAATATGAGTATTGGTTGAGCGCCTCATCATATCTTTCTTATGGGGGTGTACTGAAGGTCGTCAGGGTTGATGGAACTACATTGAATAATGCTAATGCAGCGGTAGGATATGCTGCAACAACTAGTTTGAAAATCAAGAACTATGATGATTATCAAGCTAATTGGGACGGAGAATCAGTTGAGTATGTCTATGGTTCTAAGAACCCCGGTACATGGGCTAACAATTTAAAAGTTTGTTTTATTGATGACTTTGCCGATCAAACTATTGGTATTGCAACTACTAATGTAAGTGCATGGGCACAAGTTGGTTATGGTGTTACGAAGGCACTAAATCAAGCTATCCCAGGAATTGGCACCACAGCTGCATTTACTGGATATCTTAAGGGTATTGTTACAGGTGTAACAACAGACTCAACTAATAGTGTTTCTTCTGTTAATGTAAAGGTTACTTCTAGAGTATCTTCTGCTGGCACAGAAACTAATATCTCTTATGCAGAAGGAGCGACAGAAGCTGCTTTCCAAAAATCAGATACCATTTACTTTAAAACTAATGCTGGTGTTTCCACTGGTCCAACTGGTGCAAATGCTACTGCAGGTACATCTGCTGTAACGGTAGAAGATTGGTATGACAATCAAACACTTGGATTAACTAATTCTCTTGTTTATTGGAAGTCTTTGGCACCTAAGCCGATTACCAACTCTTATGTTGCAGATCGAAGTGGTTATAACGATGCAATTAATATTGCAGTCGTTGATGATCTAGGAACTGTAACTGGTATTCAAGGACAACTTCTTGAGAAGCATGTAAGCATTTCCAAGGCAGGAGATGCAATTTCTGGAAGTAATGCTCCACAAAAGATTTACTACAAGAATTATCTTGCGGATTATTCAGATTATCTTTATGCTGGATATAATCCATCTCAAGCAAATGATAGTTATTGGGGAACCGAAGTAGTATCTACTGGATTCTCTACAAGTTGGACTAAAGTTACTACTGGAGATGGTCTCTGGGGTCAAGATGCTCAGGGAACTACCTATAGTGCTATTGGTAACAAGACTTACACTCTTACTAGTGGTGTTAACTATTCTGCCGCTGGTGGATATAAGTCAACACTTGGAGATTTGATTAGTGGATATGATTTATTCTCTAATAGAGATGAAATCGAAGTTGATTATCTAATTAACGGTCCAGGACTTACTGTAGAATCAGATTCTCAAGGTAAAGCAAACTATCTACTTTCTATCGCCGGAGACAGAAAGGATTGCGTAGCAGTTATTTCTCCTCACAGAGCAAATGTTGTTGATCTAACTAACACAACTGATCAAACAAATAACGTTATTAAGTTCTTCGGTCCACTCTCATCTTCCTCTTACGGAATATTTGATAGCGGATACAAGTACATGTATGATCGCTTTAATAACAAATTCCGTTGGATTCCTTGTAATGCTGATATTGCAGGATTAATGGTAAGGACAAATATTAATGCCTTCCCATGGTTCTCACCTGCAGGACAACAAAGAGGAATTCTGAATAATGCAGTTAAACTTGCATATAATCCTAGCAAGGCACAAAGAGATCTTCTTTATCCTGTAAGGATTAACCCAGTTATTAATCAGGCAGGCATTGGTATTTTACTCTTTGGTGATAAGACTGCACTATCTTATGCATCTGCCTTCGATAGAATTAATGTTCGCAGACTGTTCCTCACAGTAGAGCAAGCATTGCAGAAATCTGCAGAAGCACAATTGTTTGAACTCAATGATCAAACAACAAGGTCGAACTTCATTAATATCGTTGAACCATATCTTCGTGATGTTCAAGCCAAGAGAGGTGTTTATGACTTCCTGGTAATTTGCGATGAAACAAATAATACTCCTGACGTGATCGATAACAATGAATTCAGGGCTGATATATTCCTGAAGCCAACTAAGTCAATTAACTTCATCACTCTTACATTTGTTGCTACTCGCACTGGTGTAAGCTTCGAAGAAGTAGCTGGTAAGGTTTAATTCATTTCATTCCATATTAATTCCATAGGAGGAACACTAAATGTCCACGCTTAGAACAATCACCGCTTTCAAGTCAAAGCTTTCTGGTGGCGGTGCAAGACCGAATCTGTTTGAGGTAGAAATTCCCTCATTCCCAGAAGCTGCAGGTGGAAATACCTGGAGAACTGGCGATAACCAAGAATCAGATACCTTTAAATTCTTGTGTAAAGCAGCATCATTGCCTGCTTCTGTAATTACCCCAGTTGAAATTCCTTTCAGGGGTCGTATTTTAAAGGTTGCTGGAGACAGAACATTTGAAACTTGGACCACAACTATTATTAACGATGAGAATTTCCTCATCCGTAATGCATTTGAAACATGGATGCAAGGTATTAGTAAGAACAGTAATGCAAGTGGTGCAACTGATCCAAATTCATATATGACATATGCATTGGTGCATCAACTAGGAAGAGGTGCTGATAAGGGACAATCTTCTACTTCTGCTTCTACTGCAGTAAGTGGTACTACTCTTGTTCCATTGAAAACATATACTTTCTTTGATGTTTTCCCAACAAATATTTCTGCAATTGATCTGTCTTACGAGAATACAGATGCAATTGAAGAATATACTGTTGAATTCCAAGTTCAATACTGGGAACCAGGAGCATACACTAAAGATTCCGCTTAATTAGAGACGCTAAATACTAGTATAAGAAACTAGTTTTTATAATCATGCCAAAGTTATTTGGATTCTCTATTGAGGATACTGAACCAGTATCACCGTCCGTTGTCTCACCTGTTCCTCCTAGCAGTGATGATGGTAATGATCACTATTTAAGTAGTGGATTCTTTGGCTCTTATGTTGATATTGAAGGTGTCTATAAGACTGAATTTGATCTTATAAAAAGATATCGAGAAATGGCACTTCACCCAGAGTGCGATAGTGCCATTGAAGATATAGTAAATGAAGCAATCGTAGCAGATACGAATGATAGTCCAGTAAAAATTGATCTGGACAATCTAAATGCTAGCGATGGTATTAAAGATAGGATTAGAAAAGAATTTAAATTTGTTCTTGAATTATTAGATTTTGATAGAAAAGCACATGAGATCTATAGGAATTGGTATATTGATGGTAGATTATATTATAATAAAGTAATTGATATGAAGAAGCCCCATGAGGGGATTCAGGAATTACGTTATATTGACGCTCTTAAAATGCGTTATATACGTAAGCAAAAGAAGACTGATAAAGATAAGTATCGTTTGGTGAATCAGAATCAAGATAATCCAATGGATTATGAGATGCCTGAACTTGAGGAATATTTCGTTTATACTCCTAAACAAACTTACCCAACTCAGAGTCCTGCTGCAATGGGTGGAATGGGTGGAATCAAAATGACAAAAGATTCCATTACTTATGTTACTTCTGGATTAGTTGATAGAAATAAAGGATCAACACTTTCTTATTTGCATAAAGCAATTAAATCACTCAATCAACTTAGAATGATTGAGGATAGTTTGGTAATTTATCGTTTATCTCGTGCTCCAGAACGTAGAATATTCTATATTGATGTAGGCAATCTTCCTAAAGTTAAGGCAGAACAATACCTGCGTGATGTTATGATGAGGTATCGTAACAAGTTAGTTTACGATGCTGCCACTGGAGAGATACGTGATGACAAAAAATACATGTCAATGTTGGAGGATTTCTGGTTGCCAAGAAGAGAGGGCGGCCGGGGAACCGAGATCTCAACGTTGCCAGGAGGTCAAAACCTTGGAGAAATTACTGATATTGAATACTTTAAGAAAAAGCTCTTTAAATCACTTAATGTTCCCATCTCCAGAATTGAAGGAGATGGTGGGTTTAACTTGGGCAGATCTTCTGAGATCTTAAGAGATGAAGTTAAGTTCAGTAAGTTTGTTGCACGTTTGAGAAAGAGATTCTCTTACATGTTTAATGACATTCTGAAGACCCAATTACTCCTGACGAATGTAATTACTCCTGAAGATTGGGAGATAATGGAGGAACATATTCAATATGATTTCCTTTATGATAATCATTTTGCAGAACTTAAAGAAGCAGAACTTTTCAATGAAAGATTAGCAATGGTTGCTGTTGCTGAACCATATGTTGGTAAGTACTTCTCTCAAGATTATGTAAGACGTAAGGTTCTACGTCAAACTACAGAAGATATTAGAGAGCAAGATAAGCTAATTGATGGTGAAATTAAAGATGGAATTATTCCCGATCCTGCAGAAATGATGTTGGATCCTGAAGGTAGTGGAGGATTATTACCACCACCTCCTCCTGAAGAACAAAATATGGAGGCCCCTGATGCAACGGATGCTGCTACTAATGCTAATAAAGCAACAGTAGATTTAGAAATAGATAAAACTAAATCTAAACCTAAAGGTGGGGTGATTTAATGTCTGATGAGGAAAGAAGTCCTTTGAAAAATGATATCTATTCCACTGATAACTTTGATTGGCAGAAGTGGAATCAAGATGATACAGATTGGAATGTTACTTTTAAAATGAATATAAAAGAAGCAAGATTAATGTACAGCTTCGTATCTTTTTATCTTCAGAATTATATGGGTGCTCCTGGAAGGCCACCTGAAGAAGAACATTATCTTCCTTGGTTACAAAAAGAATTATATAAAATGATTCAAGATTATAATTTTTCTCACCATACAACTGCATAGTGTATAAATATTAAAGACTCCACACAATATATGGTATTAGAACATGGATGAATTAATGGATATGATGGTGGATGATGCCTCTGCCTCTCAAATAAGTGATAAATTAAAAGATTTGCTTTATGCTAAATCTGCAGCACGGGTAGATGCTTATCGTCCTACTGCAGCAAATGCTGTTTTTGATCAACAAGTTGAAGATCAAATTGAAGTTGAAGATGAAGTGAGTGATGAAGAGGAAGTTGTGGCTGCGGCCGACGGCGAAATCTGAATTATAAATAAAGGTAAATGAACTTATGGAACTATAATGGCATATAGATCGGTTGGGGTAGGAACCTCAGTATCAATTCCAAATCCTGAATCTGCTGCAGTTCAAACTGATTATTTCGACGTGCAAACTGAGACTATTCGGATTGTAGCGGTAGGTGCAGATTGCCATGTTACTGTAGGTAGTACTCCTTCAGCAACTAGATCGAATCTTTATATTCCATCTGGTGGAACCATGAGTTTGGGGATGACTAAAGCATCTCAACGAGTAGTAGGAATTACTACTGGAACTACTGAAACTATATTATCATTCCCAGAAGGACAGCAATGTCCATTTGGCGTTGGTAATTATATATCAGTTGAAACTAGTGATGGTTATGCAGGTATTACCTCATATTTACAACACGTTCGTGTTATATCAGTAGATACTACTGGTGGTGCTGGTGCTAATCAAGGTTATTGGATGACTCGTTGCACGGTTGCTGCAGATACGCAGAAAATTATTCCGACCGATGTTAGTTTTACAGATGCTCGTGCTATTGCATCTCATAGAGTTTCAGTGATAGGAGCTTCCGGAGCACATAATGCTGCTGGAGGACATATACATTGTCATCAAGTTCAAATTACAGGCGAAGGCTGATGAAACTGATTAGGGAAGAAATCGAACAAGTAGAATTTATCGTTGAAAATCGCGGCGGTAAAAAATCTCTTTATATTGAAGGGGTTTTTCTACAGGGAAACATTAAAAACCGTAATGGTAGAATGTATCCTATGGAAACTCTTCGCAAAGAAGTTTCTCGGTATAATGAAAACCATATTCAGTCTGGAAGAGCACTTGGAGAACTTGGTCATCCCGACGGTCCAACCGTTAATTTAGACCGTGTTTCTCATAAAATTGTCTCTTTAAAAGAGAGTGGTTCTAATTATGTTGGTAAAGCTAAGATTTTAAATACCCCAATGGGTAAAATTGCATCTTCACTTTTAGATGAAGGTGTAAAACTCGGTGTTTCATCACGTGGTGTTGGATCTCTTAAGCAAACCCGTGAGGGATATAGTGTGGTTGGCGAAGATTTCATGTTAGCAACTGCTGCTGATATAGTCGCTGATCCTTCTGCTCCTGATGCATTTGTTTCAGGAATTATGGAAGGAAAAGAATGGGTTTGGGATGGAGGAATTCTGCGTGAGAAGTTAGCAGAAAGGACTTATCGCCAGATAAATACCCTCGTTGATCAGAAAAAACTAGATGAGAACAAGCTTAACTTGTTTAATGATTTCTTATCAAACTTATAAAACTTCTAAATAAATATAGATTTAATTAAGCGTAAATCGGAGAAACTACAAATGGCTCGTGGTACTAAATTACAAGAAATGGAACAGTCTAAGACTGCAGTGAATGCTAACGCCGCTCCAGCAGAACCAATGGGGAAACTCAAGGATCCTGGTGAGGGGTTATCAACTTCTTGGGAGGACTTAGGTGGACCTACCCCAGAAAATTATAGTCCAACTAATGACTCTGCCAAATTGAAGCCAGCAGGTGGTACGCTTAAGCAAGTCAAAGATGTTGTCAATAAAGGTGCTGTGAAAGCAGAACCCATGGGCAAGTTAAAAAATGCCATCGCTAAAGAGGAAGAAGAAATGGATGCTGAAGCAACTATCGAAGAATCACCTCAAGTTACCGACGAGGTAGTTGAAGAGGATACTGCTGTTGCTGAAGCAGAAGAAACTGTTACTGAAGAAGAGACAGTTGCCGAGTATGACATGGAAGAAGATGTCAATGCTCTCCTTGGTGGTGAAGAACTCTCTGAAGAGTTTAAAGCAAAGGCAAAAACAATCTTCGAAGCAGCAATAAACGCTAAAGTCGCTGCAGTTAGAGAAGAGATCCAAACAGAATTCGATGCTAAACTTGCTGAAGAAGTAGAAACAGCAAAAGCATCACTCGCCGAGCGAGTAGATTCTTATCTTGAGTACGTTGCTGACGAATGGTTCACCGAAAACCAGTTAGCTGTAGAAGCCGGACTTAAGACAGAGATGACAGAATCATTCCTCGAAGGAATGAAGAGTCTTTTTGAAGAACATTATGTATCAATCC